TTTTTGTTAACCCCCCGCATTTGAACTTAGTTTGCGGGAGTTTGCATGCGCGCTTGCTCTCCAGTAGATGCTGAATATTTAAGTTTCTAAAGAAAAAAAATAAATTTGCGTGTGCGCGTTGCGCTTGCTTGGTGGTCAATCGCTATTTAATTTTGTCATGGCATAACCATAGTCTGCTTGCGTTAAGGCTTGTGTGCCATCCTGCGTGTAGTGCTCAAAGATTCCTTTGCGTTCTTGCCCTGTCTTGTAGCTATGGCATTCATGGCATAAGGATTGGAAGATGTTGTGCAGGAATGCGTGTTCGCCTATTTGCTTCCAAGGGAATACGTGGTCTATATGCTTTGCGCTGTTAACCATTCCTTTTGTTAAGCAGGATTGGCATAACGGTTGTTTACTTAACTGTGCGCGTCTGATTGTGCGCCATGCTGGGTTGCTATAAGCGTTATCTTTGCCATCGTTGGTGTGTTGTAGTCCACCATGATCTAAACAAAAGCCGTTAAGTTTGCTTCTAGGGTTCTTGCATCCAAGTTCACGGCATACGCTGTTATATGGGGCGTATGGCATTACTTAACAGTTAACGCTTGTTGTATGAAATCTTGCAATGTGTTTGCTTCATTAGCAAATGCAGAATAGCCGCCAGAGTATGTAACGCATTGAGCATTTGTTATGCGTTGTTGTCCATCTCTTAACGCATCAGGTTTATCAAGACTAAACCAACCAGCGATAGCAATTAATTTGAAATGACAATTTTTATCTAATGCACTTAACAATTGGGGTAAACGTGAATGATTATGCCGAAATGAATCAACGTCAATGCAATATTGAAAGCGTGGCACAGCATCCATAATGCTCATCATGATTCCACAACCAGATGCAATTAACACGCCATCTCCAATACGTTTGTAATCAATTAAATCGAAACCAAAATACTGAGACAACCAAACTGGATTTATATGCTTGCCCATGATTCAAGCATTTTTTGGGCTTCTGTTCTATCCATTGGTTTTCCAATATGTTCAAAAGAAGCAACCATTCTGTTTGTTGCTCGCGTTTTGTCTACATTATGGTTACCTTTTGCGTGTCTTGCGGGTGCTTTTGTCATCTTCCAATTTGGTGATTTGATGCGTTTAGCAATTTCAGCGGGATGACCTGTGCCTGAGAATGCGCGATAGCCTAAACCGCGCCACATAGATGCCACTCTTTCAAACAAAGCATTGCCAATGCCTACACCTTGAAAATCTGGCAAACATACTGTGCGATGCCCTCGCCTTGCTTTGCCGTGTGCAAGTCTGCCAACAAAAGGTAGCCAAGCATCAAAGGCGACAAGTTGACCATCAACAAAAGCCCCAAAACAACAAGCAGAATGATTTAATGAAGCTGTTAAATAGTGATGCTTTGAAAATAACTGCCAAGTTTGATGCGGGATACGACAGATTTGGATTGTGATTGGTGGTCGTTGCCGAACCAACCTCCATTGGAATTTATTTAACGCTGGCTCATAAATCCAATCAGGGTCTAACCATTCCTCAATGTCGTAATGACAACTTACGGCTACAAATTTACCTTTGTTGCGTCTAACAGTTTTAGAAATTGCAGTTGAACCAATTTTGGCAACTGTTCTATCAATGACAGATGTAAATTCATCAATCACACACAAATCAGGTTTTTCTACCAATGCTCTGGCAATTGTTGCTCTAAATTGTTCGCCATTAGACAAAACACCAAAAGGTCGCAACCAACTTGGCGGTGAACTAAATCCAACGCTTGAAAGCATCAAGGTTATTTCCTTAACGCTTAACTTGTCTGGGAAACCATCTATTAATGCTTTGGAATCATCCCATGCAAAACCATGAACATATGAATCAGCAAACAATTCTTTTGCAATTGTTGATTTACCACAGCCAGATGGTCCGACTATTAGCCCAACATTCCAATCATGTTCATGTAGCGGCAAATTAACATCCCAAGTTAACTTGCTTGCGTCTGCTGGCGAAACATCGAACATTCCTTCAAGTTGTAAAACGCGACCTGTGCGAATGATTGGCGATTGGCGAACAATCTTAGATTTCAACGAAGCATTGATTTGCATTTGAAACCTTCTTCTGTTAACTTTTCCAATAATTTTCTTTGATCGTGTTCAGTATTACATTCAACAATAATTTCATACCCAACATTTAAATCCATTTGTTCAGAATCTGTTTCTTCATCATCTTTATCGCCAAACCAACTTTTTAATTCTCCAACAGAAAAACCTGTTAACGCCAATTCTCCGGGTGTTAATTCTGATATTTCAAACTTTAAAACTTCCATGTCCCAACCAGCATTTAACGCAAGTTTGTTATCAGCAATAACATAGGCACGTTTTTGTCCCTCAGACAAATGCGTTAATTCAATTGTTGGAACTTTAATTTCCCCCAGTTTTTGTGCCGCTAATACGCGACCATGACCAGCAATAATGCCGTTTTCACCATCAAGCAAGATTGGATTTGTCCAGCCAAATTCTTTGATGCTTGCCGCTATTTGCGCGACTTGACTTTCATCGTGTGTGCGGCTGTTTCTTGCATAAGGAATTAAATCTTCTGTTTTTTTGTAAACAATCTTTAGCTGTGTTGTCATGTAATGTCCTTTTGTTAAGCCAAGAATCTTAACTTATAAAGTGTGCTGTTAATCAGGTTGGCAATATTATCGACCTCGTTTTGCAATTCGCTGTCTTGCGGAAATCCGCTTGCTCTGCGTAATGTTTCCACATCGGTTTTCAAATATTCCAAATAGTCAATTGGGTTCATGTCTGGCATCAATTCAGCCGTTGCAGGGTACTTGGTCAGCAAGCCATATTTGCCTTGAAATGCCTCAACAAAACTGTCCACAAGGTCGCCAATGCCGTCATAAAACGCGCCTAATGCCATGTGTTGACTGTAACTGCGGCTTTGCAAATGCAATATGTGTCCAGTGGTCACGCTGTTAAGCAAACACATTGTGAAATCCATTACTGGGTCGGCTTTTTGCTCAATGCTTGCGGTGAATTTGACCATGATGTTCCTTTAAAAGGTTGTTGGCTACTCGCTACATCCACAGATACTGCGCTACTTGTCCGCAATTCAACACTGTTTCGGGCGGCATCCGCTTTCACCAACACGGCTGGTGACTATTCCAAATAGTACCTAGGAACAATCCCCATGCGTCTTGATGTTTTGTTAATTATCCAATAGCGGGTCTGGTGCGTCAATCAAAATCAAATCCCGCGCTTGCAATTCTGCCCATGTTTTTCTTAACGCATTCATAAACATCAATTGCTTTTCATCTTTTGTTAAGCCGTGACCAGCGTCCAAATCGTAATGGCAAGCAAAGCATAAAGCCGCTGTATATTCATCAGAACTGCGTATAGACCGCCCTTTTCCATGAGTTGCCATGTTGCTATGCGCGGCTTGCGTTTGCCCCTCTAAACCGCAATGTTGACATGGCAGGGATGCCACATTTTGCAAATGCTTTTTACTACGCCAGTATTTAAATTTTGCTCTCATGTAATGTGTACAACCTTATGGTGATTTGATCGAATGTAGTTAGAAGTCTTTTGCAACATTCGTTCATATTCTGACCTACTAATGCTTGTTCGTTGTAAATCATGCAATTGGTAAAGTTCCTTGATGTATTTTATGCCTGTGCCTGTTAAGCCCATTTTGCGGGTTTTTTCATATCTGTGTGCCGCATTTTGCATTTCTTCTTGAACAATTTGACAAACCTCCAGCACTTCAATGCCAATTCCATTGGTTGCCATTGTCTCTGCAATGTTCATCATATCAACCAGCGACCGCCAATCAGCAATCGTGCCATGCCCTTTTGTCATGCTTTCAATTGCGCTAAGTTCAATCAGCCGCACCTTGTCCAACAAAGCATCAGTGGTTATACCCGCACCAATAATGGCGTATTCAATGGGGTTAACTTTTGCCCAAATCTTTCTGCGGCATTGCTTTCTCATGTCAATTCCACTCCATTTTGTGCCGCCCAAGCAAACAAAAATTCAATAAATTCACTGCCCTGCTCTTTTGTTAATTTTCTGCTTTGCAAACCAAGTTGAACAATGCCAGTGCCATCAAGACTTGCAACAATTCTGCCCTGCGGCAAATTCGCTTGCTTGGCAAATTCATGCAATAACAAGCGTTTCCAATCTTCAGCATTCCATCGCGCACCCTGATGCTGTGCTTGTTTGGCAATGTCACCAATCATGGCGTGATATTTTTCCTCTTGTTCGCGAGTTTTGCTTTCTCTTTTTATTTCTAATGTTAAACATTGACCAGACGCAAGCACAATTTTGATTGATTCCCACAAAGTCAAAATTAATGTGTGCGCTTGTTTGCTGTTTTCCAATCTGTAAATCATTTTTTATCCTTTTAAAATTTGCAATGCTTCATTTGTTGACTTAACAATGTGAACAGAACCGCGCCAAACGCTGTGCCAATGCTCTTGGTCAATGGTTAATTTCTGTGCGCTAGGTACTTTGTTGCCATCTTTGACTTCCATCAAGTAATTAATGCCTTGATAACCCACAAGCAAATCTGGACAGCCTTTGCCTGTTGCCGCCAATGATTGAACGCTTGCGCCAGCTTGACGTAATGCGTCTACTATTTCAGTCTGGTTGCTGTCCGTCTTTGCCGCTTTTCTCATTCATTGCCTTTGTTAAGTCATCAGCGATGCCACGCCATAACCCTGTTGGGTCAGCATCAAGTTTCTTTGCTCTGTCCCAAGCGTATTGTTTCGCCCCTTTCATTGATGCCATCCAAATCAAATGCTCTAGGGTTTTCTGGTAATCGGAGATCGCCTGTTTGCCAAAGGGCTTCGGTGATTGCTCTGATTGATGCGTATGTGTTTCCATCTTTGATGCTGTCCAATAGTTTGTTTGCTTGTTCGGTTGTCATTTTTGCCACCATGCCTCAGTGTCTGCGGGTTGGTCAAAACGCGGTGTTTCTTGCTTAACTTTTTTGTTGTTTAAATTCTTAACACTTTCCCATTGATGAAATGAACATTTGGGTGCTTCAATTTTGACTGACCAATTATTTTTACAACCCGGCACTGTGCATTTCAATTTTTCTATTTCGTCCATTTTGACCTCAATTCTGCAAGTTTGCGTTTTGCTTCTGCGACCACTTGCGGGTCAACAGGCATAGGTGTGTATGCAATTTGTAATTCATCGCGTGGCAATGCCGGTCCTGCATTGCAAAATTCCCGAAACTTAATTGCGCTTGGCGGAAAATCAGAATTGCATCTATCAATCGCATAGTCCATGCTTGGTCGATATGTTAAGAAATTGCCAAGCTGTCTTTGCCATTCTTGCCGAACAATGATTGGGTCAACCCCATCCCAATGTCTGACAAATGATGCGCCATATATTGCATTCATTCGAGCAAAAATGTAATCAAAACCAGTGTCAGCATCACACCAATCGTTTGGGTTCATTGTGAATCACCTCCAAAGTTTGGTTATCAGGCTTTGCCCAAAATGGTTTAGGTGCTGACAATCCCCTTGTTAACACATTCATGTTTGCTTGCGCTTTTTGCGTTGCTGTTTGTTTGCCAATAACCCATTCAGCTTTAAATCCCCGCCAACCTTGTGCTACGCATTCAGTCAATGCTTGTTCAAGTGTCCAGCCAGCTTCTGTCGCTTGTTGTTCAATGCGTTTAATTGCTGTCATGCTGATTTGCGCTTTTAATGTTTTGCGATGCTTAACAAAATCATTCCACACTGATTGTGAAACGCCAACAGGCGTAGCAACGATAGTTGCTTTCTTATTTATTGTGTCTTGTGTTATGTGTACTGTGTTATGTGTAGCATTGCTTTCGCTATGCGTTCGCATTGCATTCGTATCTGTTTTATTGGTTTTATTCCATCTTGCTTTAGCACTTTCACTTGCTTTTTGTGATTTATCGCCAGCTTTAAGAATTTCAGCATTTGCACGATGATGAATCCAACCATTTTCTGTTTGTTCAAAATATTCATGCAAAACAATCGCAATGCAATCGGTATGCGTTCGCATCCTAATTTGTCTTGCAGTTTCATTTAAATCAAGTGGAATCGGTACTTCATGAAGATAATACCAATCAAGCAATCTTCGATAGCATAAATCTTCCATTTCGGATAAATGCTCTGTATGGCTTTTGTAGTCGCCAATATTAAATTGATAGTAATGCACATAAACCTCACGTTGTCGGTTGTCGTTACAAAGAGTCATCGGCAGGGCGGTAACGAATCGCCTTTTCCCCCGCTAAAGGTAGCCGTGCCTCAATTCTAAATCAAATTTTCAAACAGGTGTCAACACTGCTTCTTTGATTTCAATTTCCGCTGGAGGTTGTGGAAATTCATCAAACCAATGCGGGTGCGATTGCTGAAGTTTTTGCACCTGCTTTTTTGGCAAGTTTTCTGTGTATTGCGTGACAGCCGCACGACTTACGCCAAGCAATGATGCAAGTTTGGCTTTAGAGCCAGCTAATTGGATTGCAGTTTGTGTATTCATGTTAAGCATGATACCAGTAAGTTAACAAATTTGTGCATTGTTAAGCCCGAAAACAAGCGTTTGCAGAAAAGTTAACACTTTAAATGTTAAGTATTAATAAAAATATTTTTTAAAACTGTGAAAATTTGTTAAGTTTTGATGTTAAGATTCGTTCATCAACAAAAACAGTTGATAAAAACTTAACCAAATTAAAAGGAATTGAAAATGAAAATTACGCAATCAAACATCATTGGAATGCACGTTGTTTTAAACGACAACCCCGATGCACAAGTTTACAAAATTCTTGCCAAACATGAAATATTGCCTGTTTATGCTGTTGCATATCAAACAGCAAATGGTCAAACACCAAGTTATTGGATTGACATTCGCGTAATGACACCCGCCACGCCCACACAAATTGCTAAATACAACCGCGATATAGACCGCATTTATGCTGGTGAGGATTTTGCCGCTTAACACAACTGATGAGCCGTTAATCGGCGAAACCCTAGTGATAGGGTCTTGTGTAACTTAACATTTAAAGGAATTGAAAATGGCTCACTTAATCGAAAACAACGCAATCACAGGCAAAGCAGAAATTGCTTACGCAAACGCAACACCTTGGCATGGTCTTGGTCAACAATTAACTCAAGATGCACCCATTGACGTGTGGCGCAAAGAAGCAGGGCTAGATTGGGAAGCAAAATTGTCGCCAATCATGTTTACATGGGACGGACAGAATTATTCTGAAATGCCTAATCAAAACGTCATTTATCGCAATGACACAAACGCGCCTTTGGGCGTAGTTACTGACCGTTACAAAGTTCACCAGCCAGCCGAAGTGCTTGAATTCTTTAACACCCTTGTGCAATCAGCAGGATTTACTTTAGAAGTTGCGGGTGCAATCAAAGGCGGCAAACGCATTTGGGCATTAGCCAATGTCAATCGTGAAGCAGTTGTATTGCAAGATGATGCAGTGCGCGGTTACTTGCTGTTAAGCACATCGTTTGATGGTACAGCCGCAACTATCGGTCAATTCACCAGCATTCGTGTTGTATGCAATAACACGTTGTCAATGGCAGACCAAGAAACCGCACCAAGTCGCGTTGTATTGACTCACGGCACACAGTTTGACCAATCGTTAATGCGTGATCGTTTAGGGCTTGTTGTTAGCGGATTTGATGGCATGATGGACAAATATCGCAAATTAGCAAGACAAGGCGTTTCAAGCCAATATGCCAATGAATTTGTTAACACGCTATTTCCTGCCGCTTACAACCACCAGACCAATACATTTAAAGAATCACGCGGGTTTAAACGTGTTTTAGAACTCTTTGATGGCGCAGGTATGGGTGCTAATAATTTTGGTGTCTACGGCACTAAATGGGGCTTGCTGAACGCTGTCACGCAATACGTTGACCATGAACGTGGACACAATGTTGATACCCGCATGAACAATGCTTGGTTTGGCAATGGCAATCGCATGAAGTCACAAGCTGAAGAAATGTTGCTTGCTTAATTTAACCGCCCCTTCGGGGGCAAATTTAAAAGGATTAAAAATGACTACTGATAAAAAAATTACGATGCTGGAAATTTACGAAAGACGGCATGAAGTTCATGCGGGTCTTAATGTGATACATGAATTGTTCCCTGTCATCAATATGATGCAAGCCAGTTTGAATGGCGACAAACCGATGGACAAATATCAAGTCAAAAGCGTGTTGGATGCTTGCAAAACCATCTTGCTTTATGGTGGCGGCATGATTGAAGATTGGCTTTTTTTAGAGGAACAAGAACATGAAGCTGAATGAATATTTACAAGCCACCGCAATTGGTCTGATTTTGTCAGTGCCGTTCTTGATTGAAATTGTTAAGGAGTTGCTGAAATGAACAACCCACCAGCATTTCCAGTACAAAGCGTGTACATAGAAGACCAAGAAACAAATTCAAGAGGCATGACATTGCGTGACTATTTTGCGGCAATGGTTTTGCAAGGGATGTATGCAAGAAAAAATTTTCCAACAGGAATCATGATTGATACGGCAAAAGAAACCTATGAAATGGCAGACGCAATGCTGAAAGCGAGAGAATCATGAACGGCTTATTTACACACACGCTTACCAATGGCGCAGATGTTTCCGTGGTTTACATCTTTATTGATGAAGATGAAACTGTTGGCTTACAGGCAGAATTTGAAATCAATGTTTACGACAACGGATTGGAAATTACCGATGAAATCAGCGAAAAAGACCGCGCGAAAATCGAAACCGAAGTTGCATATCGTTTCAAACAACAAGTTGAAAAATGTCGCAGACAAGCCGACATTGACAGATGGGAAAGTCAAATTGGATAACTTGCCCTATACCACGCGCACTGGTCTAAAGATTGGCGCGTACTACACACCGCCCCAACAGGCGCGGATGAGCCACGATGATGAGTTCTGGCAAGGCATATTGCTTGGCATCAAACCCAAGTCCAATTTGCCGATGTTCATGTACGTCATCGCTTTAATCTTGCTAATTAAAAATTTGATTGGAATGAAATGACAGCAGATGAAATGATTGTTCATGCAGAAACAGAAGCATTGCGTTTGTATCCCGGAGATGAGTCAATAGACAAATTAATCCGTGTTGCTTTTGAACGCGGAATGCTTCAAGGTTATATAAAAATGCTTGGCACTGAATTAACAATTGCCAAAGAACATCAAAAAAATGATGAAGAAGAAATTTTGAATCTAAACAGACAATTAATTGAAAAGGATAATTCATGAAAAATATAGCAACCGCGCTGGTCAAAGCACAAAAGCAATTCCAGCCAGCTTTAAAGACCAGCACCAACCCGCATTTCCGCAGTAGGTATGCTGACCTATCCGCTTGCGTAGAAGCCGTTATAGACGCTTTAAACGCTAATGGCATATATCTGTTGCAAAAGAACTATGACTGTGCAGATGGCGTAATGGTGGAAACTGTTTTTGTTCACGAATCAGGCGAAATGTTGGAATGCGGCATTGTGCATTTCCCCGCTGTTAAGAAAGACCCGCAGGGATACGCAAGTGCGTTGACTTATGCAAGGCGTTATTCGCTGATGGCATCGTGTGGAATTGCGCCAGAAGATGATGATGGAAATGCGGCATCAAAGCCTGTTCCGAAAATATCAGCAACACAAGGCGCATGGGATGGGTTAAAGCCAGACCGCCAAGCAATTGTGCAAGCCGTACTAGATGCAATCATGCAAAAGGTTGCCGCTGATGATATGTATGGTGCTTATGAGGAATATATCGGCATTGAGGATGGCGATGAAAAGATTGCGCTGTGGTCTAAGCTGGACAGCAAAGTCCGCAGTGCGATAAAGAAGCAAGCTGAATTAGCAAAGGAATCAAAATGACAAATGAAGAATATTGCTGTTATTGCTCAACACCAAAAGGCGATAAATTCCAATGTTGCTCAGAAAATCATTTTGTACCCTTTAATGATTTGTATGAAGACCAACAAGCTGAAATACTTGAAATGAATGAGGAAAATAATGGCTTATAAAGAAGTGACTGCAATCCTTGGCGAATATGTAAACGCACAAGGCGAAACAAAAAAGAAGTACCAAAAAATTGGTGCAATCATTGACACTAAAAATGGCTTGATGCTAAAGCTGGATGTAATGCCGCTTGAGTGGAATGGCTATGCTTACATCAATGAACCATACGACAAGGAAAAGCCAAAAGCTGAACCTAGACCGAATCGCAACCGCGATATGCCCGATGACGATATTCCATTTTGAAAGGATATGACATGAAAAAATTGATTGCCGCTTATATTGTGTTTGGTAGCGTAAGCGTTTGGGCTTCTTGCCATACAGAAACAATCATGTACCAAGGTCGCATGATTACTTGCACGACTTGCTGTTATGGCAATTCATGTAACACCAACTGTTTCTAAACAAGGCGCATGGGCAACCTGTAAGCCGCCAAATTAAAAAGGATTGAAAATGTTAAAAATATTGTTTGTAGTTTTGTTGACAGGGTGCGCCAGCAAAATAATCATTGACCCAAAGTCCAGCACCACGCCCGGCAACATCTACCTTGACCAAATGGAATGTGAACGCATTTCCGAAGAAGTCGACTACCCCACAGAAATGGCTAAATCAGCCGCCATCCAAGGTGCGGCATCTGCATTGCTCAGTGCGTGGATTGCAAGCAAAACAGGCGTGTCCGTTAAGTCAGCCGCTGGTTCTGGATTGGCAAGCGGGGCAATCGTAGGCAGTGGGTCTGGCGCATGGTCAGCCTATCAACGTAGACAGGCAATTGTTAAGATTTGCTTGAATGGTCGCGGTTACAAAGTTTTGGAGTAATTGAAATGAACATTGAAAATATTGCACACGAACACAAAGAACAATTCAGCGATGAATTCTTGCGCTGGATACCTGAGAACGCACACATTTGGATGGCGTTTGAACAAGAAGCATTTAAAGTGGTTAGGGCTGGCTTTAAACACTATTCAGCAAGAACCATCATCCATGTATTGCGACACCATTCTGCGCTGTCAGAACGTGGAGATGGCTGGAAAATCAACAACAACATAAGCCCATACCTTGCGCGATTGTTTGCCATACTTAACCCAAGCCTTGCTGATTTGTTTGAATACCGCACCGCGCATCGGGCTTTGAAAGATGGTGTAACACGATGAAACACGCATTAACAATATTGACTAGCTTGTTTTGGGTGACGTTGATTGGCGTTATTTGCAAAATTTACAGTTTCTTTTTTCTTTTTGGATGGGGCTTGCTATGAGTGAATTTAATAAACCGACCGAACCCAAGACTCAACAACAGTTTTATGACGAATTGCGAAATGGCGTGATTGAAGAAGTTGCCAAAGAAATTGAAAAGATGAAAGTTTTTGGCAATGACACATTGAGTTCTTTTGCCATTTACATCAGGGGTATGAAGAAATGACCACAGCATTTGATTACAAAGGCGCAAGCATTTGGACGCGAGACGAAAAGCTAAAACGCTTTAAGCAAGGTGAAGAATACGCCAAGCGCAAACAAGACAAGCGCGGCATTCACGAAAAAAATCAAGTGTTTATTTATTCCAAGGCTTTATCAAGGAAAACAAAATGATAGATTTTCTGGTGCTTGTGTTTGTGCTTTTTCTTGGCGGTGCAATCACGATTGGCGTTTGTATGTGGATTGCCAATTTGATTGCTGATTTGCAAGATTAAGCCAAGGCGTTTAATGCGCGTTCAGTACGCGCAACCCTGTCATCCAGCCCATGTGTGCCGCCATTGATTTTCTTGGTGACAGCGACAATATCTTCTGCAATTCGGTTCAAACCATGCGTAGACCAGAACCAGCCAGCAGACAAGGCGGCAAATTGCGGAGTTGATACTAAGTCAGGGTCTGACTCTAAATCCACGCCCAAGGCTTCACCGCAAGCGCGGTAATTGTCACGACCTGTCAATTGGATAAGCCCTCTGCCGCGATACGCCCACCCATCGCCAGACTGTTCATCGCCATTACCCATGCGGTTGGCATAAACATGATTTGCAATAGCCTCTGGATTGCGGTGGTAAGGTTGAGCCATCTCTAGTGTTGGAAAGCGTTTAGGCCAGACTTTGCAAAGTGATTCAGCAGAATATCGAAGATTTTCTGTTAACGCAGTAAAGCCAGCACTCTCATGTCCGCACTGACCTAGAAACGATGCCTGTTGTTCGGGTGTTGAAATATCAAAATATTCAAACGTCTGGTTAATTGCGTCAATCCATTCTTCGGCTTTAGCGGGTGTCATGTTGACGGCTTGCGCCAATTGTTCTGCGTTCAAGATTATTTCCTTTCGTTAAGCATTTCGCGTGTTTGGTTATAGATTGCAAGGCAAGCATTCAGCTTTCTCACTGTGGTGTCGGCTTCGTCTCCGATGGCGAGAATAGCTCTAGCAGTTTCTGGCTGAATCTCGGCTGTTCTGGTGTCAGATCCGCTGGCAGGGCTGGCATCTGAGGCGGTTGATACGGGGCAGCCGGTTTTTGTAGGAATGCGCAACCGCAAAGTACCAGCGGAAATATCAGCATTGCGCTTCTGAATAAGTGTCTTGGCTTCATCTTGTTGTTTCCTCAATGTATTTGCTTGTGTGTTAACCGCGCTAACCAATGCTTGTTCTTTAATTCTTGCTTCATTGTTAAGCTGTGCAATTTCCGCTTGCTGTTTAAGACGTTCATCTTTTGAGCCTTTGAAATACCCGCTACCAAACCCGCCAAGCACAGACAAAATCACAATCAAAATTGCCCAAGGGTTAATCATTCTTTTGCGCCTTTGAATGTTGGTTCGTCATCGTCTAACGGCTTGGCAAGAGGCTTTGTAGGCGGTTGAGGTTGTCTGCCCACCCAACTAGGCGCAGGCGGTTTTGCCACCCATGTTTCGGGCGTTATAGGCGGTTTGGGCGGCATTGCTGTGGCATTGCTTCCATGTCCAACTGCCATCAATGTGCCAACCACCGAAATCATGCTTGTCAGAACGTGCTTTAGGATTTCAAACAACACCACATCATTGGGTGCTTGACTGGTCACAGGCTGAGTGACAAACACCAAAGAATAAAGCACACCAAACACTGCGCCAACCAAACAAATAGCAAAGGCAATTTGCGTGCAAAACTGCCCAAGGGCGTGCCAATCGTCAGGGCTTCTTCTTGAATTTGTCATATACATCCTTTTGAATCAAATCTTTGGTACAAGTGCCGCTTGCTTCACACGCTGGCGGTTCACATTCTGCCTTTCCCCAATTTGCAGGATTTTGGCAAGGATACCTGTACGAATCAGAGCAAGCCACCAACATCAAAAGCAAAAAATATTTCATTGCTCATCCTTTTTTCGTTCCAATTCTTGACGCAATTTTTCCACTTTTTGCATTTGCGCTTGTGCCTCATGTTTGGTTTCAAGAATATCAATATAAAGAAATGCCATCAAGGGCAAAATTAAACAAAACACAGCGGACATTGCAAGCAATCCAATTAGAAACCCCATTTGGCTTTCCTCCATTGAACCAGAATCACGAACCAAAGGTACAGGTACATAAGACACATTCCCATTCCGATCAAGTACAGCATTTGTTCTTGTCGTTTGTTTTGTGCTTGCCTTAGTAGCCATCGCTTGTGTCTTTCTCTTGCCTCTTGTGCGAGCCTAGCTTGTTCTTGTTCCTCTCTGATTACATCTCGCATTTGAAAAACTTTGCTGTATAGCGCACCCATCTCTGGCGGTGATTGATACACCATCGTTTCCCGAATTGTCACTTCCAATGCCGCCATTTGGTCTTGTGCCATCACCCTGTTAAGTGCGGCTTCCATCAGATTGGCGTTTGGGTCGTAAACGCTTTTACTTTTTTCTTCTTCTGCTCTTATGTGCGCGGCAAGTTGTTCTTGCAAACGGAAGAATTCCGTAAGGTGCTTAACAACGTCAGCCATGACTTTGGTTTCATCGACTGTAATGTATTGTTGTTTTTTCTTCTTTTGCGCCACAGGCTTGGGCGTTGGCTTCTTGGATTTAAAAAAGTTACTAAAGTTACTCCAAAACCCAGTAACTTCTGTATATGTGCCAACCACTTCATCAGCAATTGCTTTGACTTCCATAATAGAAGTCTTTGCCTGTTTATAAAGTTCACAGCCCTCTTTGATTGCGGCAACACAGGCGTTTGCGGCAAAAAGGAGGCTGATCGGGTCAATTTACAGCCCCAATATTTTTTTGACAAACTCAGCCGCTACGCCCGGACCAAACAGCACAGCCGCAATCACCGCATAAAGCAAATACTCAATCTTGGTCATTCGCTTGTCGCCATCAGCAAATGACGCTTGAATTGCCGTGTATCTTTCGGCACAAACTTTTTCATGTGAAATTAAATTGGATTCAACTTCTGAAATCATTTTCAAATCGTTCATGACTTACCTAAAGAATTTGCCAACCATCCAACACACCACACTGTAACGGTTGCCCTCCTCTACATCTTCCACGCCATGTAGCATGAATGATGGGAAAACAAGCACAGTGCCTTTGCTTTGCGGAGGGTAAAACCTTTCATGACCATCTTGAATGTAGAACCGCCCACCCTTGAAATTATCGTTGAGAAACGCTAATACAGTCAATTTTCGGCAATCTTCCCCATGTGCAATAACAGTATCTACATGAGGTGTATAGCGACCGCCAGCAGGATAGGCAAGAAACTCAGCTTGATTGGCGTGAGTAATGTCAAACTTCCAATGAAAATGATTGGCAGACAATCCTACTGCCGCCAATCTGCCGCCAATGTCTTTATATGTTGGCAAAATAACACGCTTAACATTGCGAATAGTTAAATTAATTGCTGAATTGCCAATTCCAATAAATGGTTCTTCTTTTGGTATTTCATCCTTGGTGTAAAGCCTAATTAACGAATCACACGCCTCTGGTGTCAATATGTCAGTGAATACACGATAACGCATATCTTCAACAGGCAAGTTAAGCGCAGGGCGTTTATCAAACTTCCAATCAGCGTGTTTGCCATCAGCATCTACATAATGCAGGAACACTTGCGCTTGCCATTTGCCCTCTGTGTAAACCTCACGCCAATGGTGCTTGTCCATGCCTTTATACAGCACAGTATCGCCAACAGCCATGTCTATGCGGCTTGCGTTAGCTTTGCCCTCATCGCCCATATAAATCGCCCACACATCGCCCTCAAAGCCAAGCGTAATGGTTGCGCTTATTTCGCACGATTCGCGGTCAGTGTGAATAACTAATTCATCATTTGGCGCATATAGCCGCGCATAGGAATAAGTTGGGTAAAGTCGTTTGCCAGATGCTTTTTCAAAGTGTGGCAACAAATCCACCAGCAATTTATCAAATGCCATTGCACCATGTACGGCTTCAGATTTAGGACATTGGCTATCTTGCGTGGTTTGCTTTTCAGCAACAAGACGCTTTAATTCTGTGGTTAACTCAGCGCATGATTCTTTTGCTAAAAAATCTTTTAGATGCACATATTTTTCAACAACGAATTGGCTAAGTTGGTCGCACATGATTAAACCTCTGTAATGTCTTGTGATAGATTTTGTGGCTTGATTGTCTCATCGCTTGGGTCATACCAATAGTAATCTTGAAACACTAATTCTGTGTTTAAATTACTTGGGAAATCCACCCAAAACAATGCGTCTGCTACTGAAAAAACTTGGTCGTCATAAGCTGTGTCCGCAACACGATAACCAGTTAATCTTGGTTCAATAGTTGAAATTAACGCTTTCATCAATAAAACTCCTCAATGATTACTACGCCAGCCGCGCCTGTGCCGCCAGTTGCGTTTGGACCTCGACCGCCACCACCGCCACCACCATAAACAGAACCGGGCGTACCGGGCGCGGCACTTGCCGCCGGTCCAGTAGCCATTGCCCCAGTGCCACCTTCACCAAGTAAACTACTTCCACCTGTTCCAGCAATTACGACGTTAACAGGCGAAGTACCAGCAAAAATACTATAAGAACCAGCACCACCATTAACATTTAATGTTCCTCCCGAACCTGTTCCACCACCGCCACCACCAGAAACTTGACCGGTTACGGCTTGACCGCCAGCCGCACCACCAGTAGCAGAAATAACAGTAACTGGCGCAACCCCAAATGATGATGTACCTCCAGCACCTCCAACTGTGTACGGCTGTGGTCCGGGCAACGATGGCGCGGGATATAACCTAATTGCCGCACCGCCAGCACCAGCGCCACCAGCATGAGCGGCTTGAGGAGTTGAACACGTTGCCGCAGTACCGCCACCACCAACAACAGTGACCTTGACACCTTTAAGAGTTGCGGGTTTTGTCCATGTGCCGGGCGTTGTTGCGATTGTAAAAGTCTGCAAAGCCCCGCCAGCACCAGCGGCAGATGCCCAAGCAGTACCATTCCAAGTAACCACATTACCTGTTGTTCCACCTGTCAATTCAGTCATTGCCGAAGTGCCAGCACCAAGCAAAAGCGTTCCTGATGTAACAGATGATTTACCTGTGCCACCATTGGCTACTGGTGTTTGGTTATATAAACCAGCGGCGGCATTTAATAAGCCGCTTGTGTTTACATTGTTTGCGAGTTGTGAAAGATTAAATGCTTGCGTCATGCCGCCCCCGATCCATTGAATGTTTGCTGAACCAAAACTGTTGTGTTGTTTGTTGGTGTTGGAACAAGCGTGTATGAACCTGTTGCCGTTGTGTAATCTACACCTTGGTCATAGTAACAACCATTTCCATACAATTCAAAATATGCTGGCGTGTATGAGTAGTCATAGACTGATTGACTTGCCACAGTAAATGTTGAAACCGCAGTTGGCAATCCATTTGGAACGCCTTGATTGTTTGGCGCAAATTGGATGATGGTGAAATTGCCTGTTGCTGTGCTTGGAAAATTGTTTATTGTGTTTCCAACTAAATCATAATCTTGGTCATTCACAACTGTGCCATTCAAGAATAACAATTCAGAACCAGATATCAATTGGAATGTGGTTGGTGTGTAACTTGATGCGGCAGATAAAGTTGCTGTCCAACGACTGAATGATGGATAAGTTGAAGATGCCGCACGATAACGATATATAGAATTGCCAGCAGTTGCAGTAAATGTTCCAGAGAACACGATTTGCTTGGTTGTGTAATTAATGCTGGAAACTGTGTATTGTGTTGGCGAACCTGTATTAGCAAAAGTTAATTTATCGCCAACATTAATAATTTGATGTGGCAGATTGGTATATGTCAAAGTATTTGTTCCTGTACCGCTTGAATACAGCAAACCTAAATCTTCATAAGTTGCTTGTACAGATACAGAACGGAAAGAAACAATTGCAACATATTCACCAGCCACGCAAGCGGTGTTCATGGTGACTGTTGTACTGGTTTCGGTGTATTCTGTTGTATCTAACAAAATGCCATTACGAAAAACAAAATCTTGTCCAGTGATGTATCCAGCTTGTCTTGCGGTTGGTGTAAATACTGTTTGACTAGCCGTTGCAGTGAAATCTTCAGATGTGTAATAAAAACTATCAGGAGGAATAATTCCAACTACGCGACCATAAATATCAATAGTTAAAGTTGATACCGCGCTGGTATAAGTTGAAGCCCCGCCAAAATCTAAGAATTGCGCCAATGCACCAACCATTGTTCCATCAGGATTGTTAGCAATAGCAATTTGTCCAGAACCAACTGATGTTGTTCCTGTGCGTGTCAATTGACCAGTACGAATATCCAAATCAATGTAATTTGTGCCATCAGGCAATGCAGACCAAATTGAATTGTCAAATGTAGACGCAGGAACATAAGCCGCAGTGGAAGCCGCATAAACTGCTGGCGCAGTACCAAAGCTGAATTTTCTACCTGTGCGATTTATATAGCAAAGTTTGTTAACAGTGCCAAAAGTCGGCTGTGCCAAATACCATGTGTAATTGGATGCAACTGCGCTATATGTCGTTGATGTTGAGTTGTACAAACCATAATAATTTTTGCTTGTTGGCGATGATGAAATGTTTGTGCCAACAAGGTCATCACCATAAGCCACAATCAAATATTGATTTGCATAAGTGAATGTAGTTGGTCGCCATTGAAAAACGGATGATGCGGAACTGTAAACGCTTGAGCCAAGACCATTGACCATGCGTGTGAAGAAATACCAATTTCCAGCGGCAATGTCTGATAAGGTGACAGTTAATAATGTGCTTGGATTGTATGGATTGCCATCAGATGCAATGGCTGTTGTTCCAGCAAATATGCGTTGTGAAGTTGTTGGGCTTGCGTAAGCCGAATACCACAACTCAACATAATCAACAATGCCAGCCGTGGATGTTTGCGTGTTAACAATGAAATAAGGGTTGGCATCATTTGGATAACTTGATGCAACTGATGGTGTTGGAATTGTTCCAAATGTCAAAGGCGATGCCAAGCCAGTGTTTGGTGATGGCGTAAATTGAGTAATATTTACATCATCATAAACTGTGCTGTTGTATTCAGTCAGCATCAATGTTGCGGTGATTGTTCCATCACTTCCATAATTCTCAGTTACCTTAGCAACACGGAATAATTTTGCAGACCAACCATAATTTGTATTTGTAATGCTGACAATATCGCCAGCTTCTAATTGCAAACCAACATAACCAATACTTAATTGGATTTGCAAATCTTCACGGCAAGCCTCAAGCAATCGGTTGGCAATAAGTTGCGCCCGAACATTATTATTTACCAATGGCAAACTGATTGATTGTTTGTTAACTGGTTCGTTTGGATAAAGCAAAGATGGATTTAAAACCGCAAGATTAAAAGTTGCAGTGTTAAAACTATCTTGCGCTGTGCTGTCTGGAAACTTAACTTCAGCAATATTGAAAGATGAAGAAATATCTAAAGGTGTGATGCTGATTGCGCCAATGATGTTGCTGTCATCAAGAGCCATTGCAATTGTATAGGTCGGGCTTTGTACAACCACGCCCCATGTATTCATGATTTCGTTATATCTCAATAAGCAATCACAGCAAGTAGCCATGTATTGCAAATTGGTCATGATGGGTTGTTGTGTGTCTATAACGCCATCAAATCGGAATCGCGCTTGTGTTGCGCCAGAAGATGAATACGTTGTGTAAGAAAATGATTGTGCTGAATAAACATTCAGCGCGGTCAGGCTTGTGCTGTCAATGTTGGCTGTTGGAATTGCCGCACCATATCGAGTAGAAAATAAATAATCGCTAAAACAATCGCCGGGCGCATATCGGCTATTTGTAACTTGAAACTTGGTCTGCTGTATGCCTGTTAAATTTGCGCTTTGTGAATATCTGATTTTGACAATTACAAAAGCCGAATTGCTCATCAGTTTGGTGTTGTCCCACTGATAAACCAAATTTGTATTACCCATGACTTGAGTGCCATAAGCATAAAAAGCACTGTTAGTCGGGTTTGTTGAACCATTGCGATAAAAGTAAAACGACAATTTGTTAGCAGCTGATGTGTCGTATAGACCAGTTGATTCGTCAAGCAATGAAGCAACATCATATCCATTGGCTTGGAAAATGACTTTCTTGCCACCCCAATAAGTATCGCCAAAAGTTATGGTGTCTGGTGTGCCGCCATTTTCTGTATTGGTGACTTCACACAATGCCAAACAGTAATATAAATTTTGATAATCGCTGGTAATTGACAAATCAGTGATTGTGCCTCCAACATAAGCAGAACCATAAATCACTGGTAACTTGTTATCACCCGCTGGCGGTATCTGCGTGCGACTGCCGGGGTTTATTTGATCGCCATTTGTATTGTTTTGATTTGATGATGGCGTAAATTGTTTTGCAATAATTGCGGACACGACCATATTGACCGCAAATGCCGCCGCTGTTGCGGCAAAGCCTGTCAAAGATGGAAGAAATGTCGCAACAATTATTGAACCGGGCATAATTATTTAATCCAAGTTTCCTCTAACTTTTCAAATCCAAACTTGTCATAAGACAAGTCGGGGCTGTTGACCATTTTACTGAGACTAAAAAAATGTATGCGCTTTTCTTGCTTCCATTCCTCACATTGTTGAATGTAGGCATGAAGTAATCTGTGCGCCAATTTGCCGCCTCGATGTTCTTCATCCAGCCAAAACGCAATCTCGCTGACTTGCATCACTTCTGGATTCCAAATGTTTGGATGCTGTGCGCCAATAATCATGCCAACAGGGTCATCTTCTTTGATCGCCAACAGGATAAAACCCGCGCCAGCAAGAATGTTGTTAATCAGCTTTTCAATGTGTTCCTGATTGCTTGAATCCCGCAGGAACTGGGTTGGGGCTTTGTCGCGATATGCTTTGAGCATTCGCACAATTGAATCCATATCAAATTTGTTGGCTTGTCGTATCATGTTTTATCCTATGAGTTGGCTGGTGCGTTCTTTCCGAATTGGTAATTTATTGTTTGAATAAAGTTAACACGATTCATGCTGGTGTCAGCCGCATTGAATTGCTTCCACGAATTATCGTTGGTATATCGACCAGCGGTGCGGTTTTGCAAAATAAGCTGAATGCTAGATGCGCTGACAGTGACAGTGCCAACATAACCACGGATTTCCTCCATCCATTGTTCGCTGATGCTGAAACTGTTAATAAAGCCTGTGAAGTATTGATATAAGCCGCCTGTGCCGCCAGTGGTTATCAATGCGCCAGCGGAATCAAAAAAGCCATGCCACATTTCAATCTCAGAGCCTTTAATCCCCGCGCCAAGCACCAGCGATAGCATAGATGTGTCTATGCCTACCAGCGTTAGCGTTGTCTCATTGGCGGTGCTTTTAATGTCTCTGGTAGCCGAGCCAATGCTGACCAATTGACTCAAACCTGTAAATGGGTTGGCATCAACAGCAGACACCGTTATTGCCGTTGGCGCAGTTGAAAACAGATAAGTTGCTGACGCAGTAGTAATCCGCACAAAGTCGGCATAGCGAATTACATTTGTTCCAACGACAGGTGCGATTACATTCACAGCACCACCTCATAAGCGTTAAATGCGCCATCCCAAGCAATGAATGAATCATTGGTCATTGGCACAAGTGTATAAGTTGGGTAATCGCGCAACACAACAGGAAAGGTTATGCCTGTATATGTAGAACCGCCCAAGCTGGTTGTCGTGCCGTATTGCCCAATCACCGCAGGGGTTTGCGATGACACTGTGGTCATAACAGTGCGATGGACAGGAATGGTCACAGTCGCTGAACCACCACGCTGAACATTTGCTGTGGCAATGTAAGAATAGCGGTCTATTTGAATAAAGTCGCCAACCTTAACAATATACGCACTGGAACTGATTGATGGCAATGTGCCAAGAATAATGTTTTTGCCTGTGGTGCCAACTTCAATGGTTGTTGCATTAGCTTCAATGCTGGTCATATCGCCTTGGTAAGCAATGTAATTTAACCAGCCTGTTGTTCCAAAATTTAAATATTGTTCGGTGATTCTGTCAGCAGTGCGTAACGCAGACAGTACACCGCGATTGGTGCTGTACTGCAAATAATTCATTGGCTTGATGGTGAATTGAAACGGCTGGACAGTCAGAATTTCCGATGTGCTGATACGCATATTGCGCGACAACATTTGACCAGCAAATTTATGGTCTTGAATGTTGACGCTTTCAGCAATCGCAAGGATGCTTTGTAAACTCATTTTTTACCTCGACACTGGCACAGAACGATTTGCGGATTGATACGATGCCCAAATGGTTTGCTTATTCTTTGCCAAGAATTGAACGCCTGATTGTGTATCAATTGCACTCATGTTGGCAATGTAAGTTCCATTGTAGTTAACAGTTTGACCACCGCCACCCATTACAGACGCAAGTTGATTGTTAGGAATAACAGTGCCAGCGGTGCGCGGAACAAACATTTCCGGACCACGTTCACCAACCAAAGTAGCCAACCCCACAGGCGGTTCACCACCATCAGCCATAGCCATGCCGCTAGGCACGCCCATAAAAGGTGTACCACCGCCAACACCAGTAAGACCAAATAGACCGCCAAGTCCTTTCATCATGCTCATCATGCTTGCTTTGGCTTGGATAACCATCATGTCTTGAATGACGCTTGTGGTGAAATCTTTAAAATTAAACTTGCCTGTTCGAACAAATCGTTCAACAGCAGATTCCATACTGCCCATCAATGAATTAAATGCTTGTTTTCCAACTTCTAATTGCGTTGGAATATTTCGCATATATTCATCAAAACCTTTTTTAACGCCTTGCGTTATTGTGCCTTCAACTTCAGCGCGTTGAATTTCTAAAATCTCTCTTGCTTGGTCAATAGATTTTTGACGCAATTCATTGTTTTCTTGCAATGCCCTTTTTTCTTCTTCAGCAGTTATTTTTTGCTCGTTTTTTTGCATATTAATACGATATTCTTGTTCAGCAAATCGTTGTCTAATTTCAACAATTTTTTGCGCGTAATCCAACTCATAACTAGTTAAATATTTGCCGTCTTGTTTTAACTTTAAGATTTCGCTATCACGATCAAGTTGCTTTAATTGCAAGCGTTCCATTTCACGATTGCTTAATTCGCTGTCATCATAAATTCTTTGTTTTTCTTCTTCTATTTGCAACAAAGCGCGTTGCGTGTCTAGTTCTTTTAATGATGCTTGGTAACGCTTTTCTGCGGCTTGTTCATTTTCTTTTATAAAGTCAGCCGTATATTTTCTCCGCGCTTCCATTTCAGCTTTGGCTTTTGTATCAATGCCCTCTGTTGTGCCTCGTTCTTTTTTAGGCTTGGGCATATATTGTTCATAGCCCAACATACCGCGACCAGAACCGCCTTGCTGTCCATCAGACATAATGCGACGTTCAAAATCATCTAATTCTTTTCGTGATTGAATTGTGCGCTTTACATATTCATCATTTTTTGCAATGGCGGTAGCTAGTCCTTTAGTGACCATGTTGTTCATGAAATCGTACATTGCTTTAATTTCTAAAGCGATTCCCTTAACAACAAAAATAACATTTGCGCCAACAATTGCAACTGTTTGGAACACTACTTTAAATGCCGCGCCTACTAAATCAAAAACATCTTTGAAATTTTCAAAATAATCAATTGTTGTTTTTAATGTTGGTCCGATTTGAGTCGCTAACATTACGTTAAATTGATTGCCAATTTTTGCTAAAGCGTCATATGCTTGCGCGGCTTGTTCAATAGCTTTTGATTGCTCTTGCGCCAAAGTAGCATTGCTTTGAATTTCTTTATTTAAATTTGTAAAATCTACGCCTTTAGCGGCTTTAGAAAAGAAATCCATTGCCCGAGCATTTCGAGTAACAGCATCGTCCATTTGCTCAAGACCAGACAGCACTTTATTGAGCAATTGTTCTTGCGTCATTGAGCCAATATCTTTTAGAGATACACCCACAGACTTAAATGCTTTTTGTGCCTCAAAAGAACCGCTTGCCGCAGTATCAATAAATTTTGTAAATGAAGATAGCAATACGCCAGCTTTGTCAGCAGAACCACCGCTTGCGTCTAATGCCGCCCTTAATTTGACGACTGTATCAATGGCAACATCATTGGCTTGTGCAACATCGGAAATATCATCTGCTAATTTGATTGCCGCAAATGACATGGCAACCATTGCAGTGGCGGCATACTTTGAATATTGTGCCGCTGTATTTGCAAAATTCTCTAATTTTTTTCCAGCCGCATCTAATCCAGCAACAAATTCTGCTGTATTTAATCCAAGGACTACGCCTAAACGTGCGACATTATTCGCCATCTTTCACCCCGAATCTATCTTGTGAAAACCCCGGTGCTTGACTCATGAACGCCAAAAGTTGTTGATTGGCTTGTTGTTTTTGTTCTTCCTCAGTCAATGGAGGGTACAGGTAATCATACGCATTCCCAAGAATGTTGGCTAGTTTATATACAGGTGAATTTTGCGCCCTCATGTAATTAAAAACGCCATTGGTTAACACTCCAAGCGTGTTTAGAACGCCTTGATTGCCTATTAACCCATCAGCGTACATTGTCTGTAATTGAGCCATTGTTATGTCATCCAGTTCCGCTATTGTTTCATGTGTATGCCCATTGAATATCATCGCGGTGATGACTTGACTTTTCAATGAGCCAATCAGTTTCCCCTTGTTTCCTTATAGTTTGGGCTGATTGCTTCGGAGATTTTTTCTACCAATTGCATCTGCACCGACATTGGAAATTCAGCTTCAATTTCTTCATAGGTCAAATCATCAAGCGTTGCGCCCTCAAGTTCTGGCACAAGCAACTTAATAAATTCAGTAATCTTTATCTCTACCTGTACCTTTTGCTTTGCCGCTTCTTTAAGTGAACGACCCTCAATTAGCACATCGTCATCAGTAAAAACAAAACCAGCGTCTTGATCTTTCAACATCATGATTGGCTCAACCATCTGCTTGTAAGTTGCCGCAATTCGTTCTTCAGCAGGGTCATTAATGCGCTTATATATTTCATCAGATTCGTTGACATAAGGAATTCTGACTTTGAATGTGTGACCACCCAATTCAAATTTTCGGGTAAATATCTTTTCTCTGTTTTGCTGGTATTTAGCACCAAGCGCATCTGCAAATCTTGTCATGTCATATCCTTGTTTAATAACCCAAATATCTCATCTTGTAATTGTCAATTCTATACGCCAATATACTGCCAAGGCTTTCCACAATGCGAGGACTTGCTTGTGCCATGCCTGTTCGCATAAATGGATGCGCTGGATTTCTTGCTGAACCAAACTCTTGAGCAACTGCCCTTGCATCGTAAGGAAAGCCAGTAGACAAAGCAAACTTTTTAAATGCTTTTGATTTTGCAGACGGAGATAAATCTTTGTTGGCTTCGTACCATTCTTTTTTCAGCTTTTTAGGAAAAGCCTTTGTAGTCACCATTGCAATGGTTGTATCACCTTGGCGCACATACAAAGAACGCTTGTCGCGTTTGTTTGGTCGCCTTGCTTCAATGCGTAGATGTAAAGCCAATGCGCCTGTGTCTTTAGGTGCTTCAGCGCGAATTGCATCTAACGCTGGCTTCATTGCTTCACGCAAAGCAGGAACAAGGATTTTGCTGTTTGCTTTTTTGTCGCCAATTTGTTCAGCTATATCGTCTAGTTTTGCTAACAGCGAATCCATGCCATCTAATCTAAAACTGACTTTAGCCATTTCATATCCTCCATGCGCCCGGCTTAATTAGGCGATGAAACAATATTTCATTTAATTCCTTGGCGTATTCCACCACTTCTTCTGGTGTCATCTTGTCAGCATGACGCGCGGCAATCTCATGCGCGAGACTCACCGCAGTCATTTTTTGTTGAGTAAAACCAAACCAATCTTTACGAGTTTCAGCTTGATTTACCAAAAAACTTAATAAATCTGCCGTGTTTTGTATTGTCGTGTCTGTCATGTTTATTCTGTTGGTTCAGCTTGCGTGATAACAGGGTTGTATCTTGCCAATACAGTCAAGCAAACAAATTCAATTGTGTCTGGCTTTGCCTTGGCAAGCGCAGTAGCGACTTCGTTAGCTTTCACTTCCAACCCTTGTGCCACTGCATCTAAGGATTGGTAAGTGGTCGCTAACACTTCAACAGCGTCAGCGACTTTCATTAGGAATTACTCCAGCCGTACTGGTTGCCGCGAGGATGGATGGTGAACACACATTTGGCTTCTGCACCGGGCTGGGAGTCAATCTGGAATTGACCCACACGACCATTAAAAGCATAAGCCACAGTATTTGTTCCATCGTAAGCCGCCACAACGTAAGTGCGGTCAACAAGACCAGAATAAGCGTCAGCGCGAATCAACAACAAACCAGCATCTGACGGATTCCATGCCGCTGTGATGGTCATGGATGTAGGTGCAGATTGCGTTGGGATTTTGTCGCTTTGGCGTGAACCAGCAACCATGAAGTTAGCCACAGCGTCATCTTGACCAAACGCTGGTACTGCCTCAATGGTTGCCAATGCTGTACCTGATGCACCTGTACCGCCAGCGGATGTGCCAACGATGGTTGCGACTGAAGCAGTCCAGACAGCCAAATTTGCGGTTGTGAAAGGCGCGGCAGTGGTTTGCATCCAAAACGATGCGGTAAAGCCGGGTAGGACTTTTGAGGGTAATGCCATTTTTGTTTCTCCTGATTAAGCGGTGTTTGTCCAGCCGTATTGATTGCCACGTGGATGCAAAGTGAAAATTGCTTTTGCCTCTGCACCGGGTTGCGAATCAATCTGGAATTGTCCTACACGCGCATTAAAGGCGTAATTGACAGTACCTGTGCCATCAGTAGCCTGTACGACATAAGTGCGGTCTATCAAGCCGCTGTATGCGTCACCGCGCACCAGCAACAAGACTGAATCGCTAGGATTCCAAGCCACAGTGATTGTCAATGAAGTAGGTGCGCTTTGAGTTGGAATCTTGTCAGATTGACGCGAGCCAGCGACCATAAAGTTGGCGACCGCATCGTCTTGACCAAAAGCGGGTACTGCTTCAACTTGCAACAAGTTGCCGCTGACAGTAAGCGGAGAAACGCTTGCAATCAACGAAAGCTGTGCAGTGGTCAATGGTGTAGGTGTTGCGCTTGGTTGCACATACAGCGAGGCGGTAAAGCCGGGTAGGACTTTCGTTGGTAAAGGCATTTCGTTCCCTTTCGATTGATTGCTGAACTTGTATTATTTTTTCATGTTGGAATGTCAAGGGTGCAATCTAAAAAGACTTGACCCAATTTGTCTTCATTGTCATAACTGTTGTAAAGCCATTGCACATCTGCCTTGGCAATCCAAAAGCCATTGGTTGAACCGCCAAACAAACCACTGTATCCATGCAAGGATTGTAGTATTTGATTGGAAATTGTGAAACCATCTTCTATGACTTGCGTGAAAATACTGATTTGAAAAACTGGGCGATCAATGCTTTTGTTGCTTTGGCTTTGTCCAGTAAAAACTTCTTGGTGAACATTTCTTAACATCCAAGTTATAAACTTTGGTTCAATGGCAAAGTTTCGGTTAAAAGTTGCATACACAGGCACAGGCGTAACAATGCTTTGCAATTGATACTGAATCGCCTTGGCGTATTGAACTGGATTCTGTTGTGTTGCCATTAGACTGCCACCACAGGGTCATTGCGTACACACATCAACATAGCGGTCATGCGGTCATCTGCTTCACGCACATTGTCAATTCGCCAATCAAAACCGCGCCAAGTTATTGAATAGGCATTTTGATTGTCAATAATGGTTTTCAAATTTGGCGTGTAGTTAAGCGTCATTTGCACAATGTCCGAATACACGCGATATTTGTCTGCAATCTTGACATGATTTGCCACGGAATGAACTCTTGCGCGAGTGTTAAACCACAGTGTCTGGGTTGTGCTTTGTTCGCCAAAGTCACTTTTACCAAACGACAATGTGTTAACCGCAATGTTTTCAAAACGTGCGATTCCCATGTCACATCACCAATGGCTTATATGGTCGCAACAAAGTCGCCACGCCAAAAGGAATTGGTTTGGAGTTTCCATCGGTCGTATCACTGCGATTGTTATACAGGTGAGTAAACAACAACAATCCAGCTTGTTTGATGACAAGATATGCCGCCACAGGGTTAGCTGGTGAAACATATTCGCAATAGACAGGGCTGGTCATATTGCTGTTCAAATCACTTGGTAGCGTCTGCAAGACCACTTTATTGCCTGAGTTGTCGTAGTAGTATGTCGCAGGGTCAACAGTCGTTAAAACAGGCGGTGTTGCATCATTCCAATACTTCACATTTGTGATGGTCACGCCACTTGCTGGTGTTGAATTATTCTGCGATACCTCTGGCAAATCCAAAGACAAAGGCGTTCCATACAAACTTGCAGAGTTGTAATAAACGCGATAGCTTGTGGCAAAAATACTCATGCCCAAATAATCTTCAATGGCTTGGCGGGTTGCCAATTCCAAACTGCTTAGATAGGTGTCCTGACTTGTGTCATCAAACAAATTAAGCTGTTGGCGTATTTCAGACAGCGTTAACCATGCGGTGGTGTTGTCCCGCGCAATCTGCTCAATCTTTTCGTAATTGAACGGATTGCGGGTTGGCGCACCAATGTTTAAATAGCCAAGTTGGTCAACAGACATGGTTAGACACCAACCAAGCGGATGCCAGCAAAGGGATCACGCACAGTAGAAACCAATCGTTTCTCTGCGTACAGGGTAATGAAGCCGGGCGTGGTTTGTTCAAACGCTTGCACGTTCATTTCTTCCACATCAGCAATGGTCACAAAGTTTGTCCAGTTCGCCAAATAAATGTTGAACTTTCCTGCGCCTGTGGTTTCCATGTATGGATTAGGAATCACAGGGAAACCAAAGATATGCGTTACTGCACCGCCATCACCATCGCCAACTTCGGCAAATTGTTTGATTGCATTTGCACCACCCAAGTTACGCAATTCATGAATGGTCTGTGGGTGCATCATCCACGCTGTGCCGGGCAACGTCCAATATTGAGCAGGAAACAATCTTGCCATGTCGGTAATGTCAGTATAAGCAACAGCCGCACCAGCTTGACTTACAGTCGCAATGCTATGAATGCCGTTTGTAATTGCTGTGCCACTTGTGCCAAAAGCAGAAGATGCCGCGCTGGTATACATATTTAAACCACGCAGACCATCTACGCCACCAGTGGTAGTGGTTGTAGAGCCTGATTGGTCATTGTTGATAATCATTGAATTGGCTTCTTGAGCACCAAATTCTTGAAACAAATCTTGAACCAATGTTTCATCTAAATAATTTACATCAGACAACACCGCACTGCGGATAGGCAATTGAGCCGTAATCACGCGAGTAGGCAATTGCCAAATGCTTGTGTTTGTGTTGGGTGTTCCGCTGTCAGGCGTGAACGTGTAACCCCAAGGGTTTGCCTGTGTAGTTGCGTTACCTGTCTTGGCAACGAATTGCACCGCGCTTTGTCCATCGCGTTTTACTTGTCTTGCTACTTGACGCAAAGGATTTGCAAAACGCAAAGCCGCAAATGCGTCATCAAATAATGTACGACCACCAACATTGTTGCCCGAACCTGTGATTGCAGAGGCTTCGCGCAAATCAATTTTGACTTGATCGCCTGTTTCCAGTGTTTGTTTAATGCCTGTCAGGATTCGTTCAGTGATGCTCATGGTGATTCCAAAAAAGGTTGCTGAAAAAAGGGTGGAGGATTTCTCCCCCACCCAAGGCAACTATTAGGTTGCTGTTCCAGTTGAACGATAACGCACACCAGCGTTAGGGTCGCGAACTGATGTAGCCAAGCGTTTCTCACCATAGAAAGTGATGAAGCCGGGCGCAGTCTGGTCATATCTACGCATAACCATGTTCAAACGATCAACGATTGTGTGGAAACGTGACCAGTCAGCAAAGTACATTGGATACAGGCTGTTAGTACCAGCAGAACCAGTTGTAGCTTGTGATGGGTTGTCCAAATATTTGTTCATCACAACATCAAAGCCCAACAATTGACCGATGATGCCATCTGGGTTCAATGATTCCATTGAATTGAAGATTGGGCGACCATTGGTGTCTTGCAGACCACGAATTGCTTGAGCCAGAATTGGATTGACCATGAACTTGGCGTTTGGTGTCCAGTATTGTTGTGGCAAAGCGTACATCAAATTGATAACGTCTTTGTACTGGATAGCGTTTGCGCCAACAGTGTTTGCGTTAGAGGTCAATTGGTCATAGGTAGCCAAGCTGTGCAAGCCACTTGTTGAACCTGTGCCGCTTGAACCCAAAGCCGCTGTTGATGATGTACCGCCAGCGTAGGTAGCATTTGCACCAGCGTACTGGTCTAAACCCCGGAGTCCGTTCGTTCCACCGTAGGGGTTAGTTCCAGATTGTGCGGCTTGGTCATTATTTTGGATTGCTGAAAGTGCCTCGCTTTGTGCGAATTCTGCCAACATATCGTCAACCACATTGCCTTCCAAACCATCAATGTCATCCAAAGCCGCAGTACGAATCGGGAATTGCACGTTCAAATCTTGCAAAACTAATTGCCAAATTGAAGTGTCTTCAGTGGTGGTTGAACCATTGTTCTGAATGGTGTAGCCCCAAGCGGCACCGGCGTTGCCCGTTTTCACTCTGAACTGATAAGAAGAACCATCAGTCGCCACAGTGCGTGACAGACCGCGCAAAGGGTTAGCCAAACGCAGAGCAACAAACACAGGGTCATAGCCTGTACGACCACCTTGATTGTTACCGCCAGCGGTCAATGCAGAGGCTTCTTGCAAGTATGCGTCATACTGGCTTTCATCTTCAAACATCTTCAGTTCTTTTTCAACTGAACGACCAGCTTTGTAGTAATTTGCAATTTGCTCTTTCACTGCACGATTCACATCACCGCGAACAGTTTTGTGGGGTGCGCGAATGATTGCTGGTGCTTGCACAGTCGCCAATTTAGCTTCAAAAGCAGAGAATTTCTCAGCCATCTCAGCTTGCACAGCGGCAATTGCTTCGGGAATTTTTGCTTCTACTGCTGACACTGCTTCGATTTGTTTAGCTTCGATAGCGTCCAGCTTCTCAATGATTTCTTTGGACATGATTAACCTTTCAGTCGTTTATCTAGAGTTTTTGCCAACTCGCGCATTTCAAGTGCTTTAAGTATGGCATCTTCGGTCACATCCACATCGGATTCACTCTGTTGTGGCGCATTTTCAATCGGGGCTTGGATTACTTCACGCAATTCCAAAACCTTTTTGAAGACAGATGCGGAAGTGACCGCATCTTTTTTGGAAATCCCTGCTTCGCGCAAAGCCTTTTCCAAATTCTTTAAATTAGCAGAACCATCTTCACGGAAATATTCCAGCTTAGAAACTTCTGCTTGTGGATTGTTTGGATACATCACCACGCTAACTTCACGCAAGCCGCCTTTGGTGATTTGGAAATATCCATCTTCATAAGGGTCATCACTACCAACAGTCATTGGTGTGCCATCTTCTTTGACCCATTGATATTCTTCAGCGTATGCGCCAACAGAAACACCGCCAAACATCATTGGCGATTCAGTCATGATTTGATATAAATCAGAACCAGCACTGGTATTCATGTAAAGGCGACCTGATGCAGTCATACCCTCATCGTCAAACTCAAAACTATGCCATTCACCAACAGGCATTGAATCAGCGGCATGATTTAAAAACATTGGCAGTGGTTTACCCTCTGCGCTAAATGTTTTTGCCCAATCCATAAAGCCCTCAGGCTGATAATTGAACTTGCGACCATCTGCGCCCTCACGCGCACCCCAAGTAGTTACACGCGCTTCAATCTTGCCAGTTGGTTCTTTGTTTGCGTCCTGTGCTTCTGTTACCAGTTTCGCTTCGCAAACCATCATCAAGTTTTTTGTCATGAATTACCTCATCGACTTTAGTTCGGTCAATGTCTTGTATTGTTTTGGGCGGTCTACCTCTTAAAGGTTTCCCATGCGGTTTGTAATCTTGCAAATATGCTACCACTTTTTTAAAAATGGTAGTCATTTTATTTTCCAATGTTCATTTTTTTGGTCTGATTGCCGCCACCACCGCCAGTGTCTTGTGGGCTTGAACCGCTAATTGGTTCTGCTTTTTTTGAGCTTTGCAATTCATCTGCACCCTCAATATTAGCTTTGCCTAGATATTCCCGACCCTCATTTGGTGTCATGATTCCAGCGTTAACACCAGCCACAACGTAATTCATCTGGTCAAGCGGTGCGCCTTTTAAGAAATCTTGCGTGTCAAATTCCACGCACAAATTGGGATAGCCTTTGAACAGTGATGCTTTCAATTTCTGTTGGACATTAACAATAATCGGGTACATAGTGGATTTGTAAAACTCATCCAGCATGGTTTGGGTATTGTTATATTTCTGGTCGCCAATGTGTAGCATCGCTGGCGGTACGCCATACAAACCGCAAATGCGTTTCATGGTCTGCATCTTCAGATTTGCCAAATCTGTGTCTTGCAAACTTAACATTTTCAGCGGTTCGTACTTCATGCCTTGGTCTAGCAACATACCTTGACCGGGCTTGCTTTTGTCCGTTTGCTGACTACCAACCATGCTTGACCACGCTTCTTTTAATCGCGCGGCAATTTCTTTATATTTGGCATCAGGAATCACATTGTCAGTGATAAACATTCCGCTTGGTTTTGCGCCATTCAGCATGACGTAATTGGCATACAGGTCAATGTCTTGATCTAAGCCCACCAATTCAGCCGCCAAAATGCCTTTGTTAAAACCCGCTGAACCTTGCCACGCCATATCCTTGCAGTGCATGACCTGATGCGCGGCAAGTGGTTCGTCTTTGTTGAAACCATAACTAGGCGTAGACAGGCGATAGCTTGGGTAGCGTGTAGGCGTAATTGTGACCGCAATCAAAGTGCTGTCCAACTCATACATTTCCAATGGCGTTTGCATTGGGTCGGCTTGGTCTTTTCTCCACCACAGCGTAAATGCTTCGCCAAGTAACTCATGCCACATCATCCACTGATACCAAAATTCATATTGGCTTTGGAAATTGTTTGGTGTGTTCAACAAGTTATAAACTTGTTTGGCTTTGATTTTGTCACGCGCACCCACATTAGGGTCAGTCAATGCGTTGATATATTTGCCATCTTCGCCCAACGCCATAATTTTGATTGGCAGTTGCGATATTGCTCGCGCTTTAACCGCAACACACGACATAACAGTGCTGTTGCGCGTAAGCATTGACGTATCAACAGGGCGACCAGCATTGGTTGTACTGCCAGTAGTGACATAAAGAATCTGTGTGTTTACTGTCGGATTCTTATTATTTCCCTGATAAACAATATTGTTGCCAAGCGCAGTTTGTCCAAATAAATTATTTGATTCTTTGGAATTCTTACCTTTGCCTACGAATTTATCAAAAATTCCCATGCTTCACCTTTAAAAAGTGCGGAAACCAAAACCACTCATTGTCGGATTATCCAGCGAGCAGTGCATTGCAATGATTAAAGACACAATGCCGTCAACCTTTGCGCTTTTATCATTTTCATTTTTTCGCACTTTAACATTTCCATTCACATCTGTATACACTTCGCAATTACCAAGTTGCCAGCCAACAAATGGATTGCCATTGTGCTTAACACCATAATTCATAATTAACTTTTCAAGGTGTTTGCTTGGGTTACTTAACACCGCCATACCTTGTCCGACTTTTTTAACAGGCAATCCAGCATCATGCAATCGAGCTACAAGGCTTGCGGCATTGTAGGCATCAAAGCCAATTTCCTTAACATCATATTTAGACGCTTGCTGGATGATGTAATCGCTAATTTCACGGTCATCCATCACATTGCCCTCGGTGATGTGCAAAATGCCTGAGTTAACTGCCACACGAAAAATATCGCTGTAATGTTTGGGTATAAGTTCCAACCCATCTTCTGGCAGGAAAAATTTAAATTCCGCTTCATAGTCATCATCAGCAAAACGCTTTAGCGTACAGACCGCATTCAAGTCACGAGTTGCCGCCAAGTCAAAACCAATATAAACCGATTCGGGTTCGCGTTCAGTTTTTATTAATGCGCGGTCATCATCCCAATATGCGCGATCAAGCCAAGCGGAGTTTGCGCTTACATAAATGTTAAGTGTTTTGCAAAGAAATTCATTTAGCGCGGCTGGCTTGTGCTTTGCCTGTTCTGCGCGTTCGGCAATAGCTTCTTCATAGACGCTGATGCCGTGCATTGGGTTTGCCTTTGCCCAAGTCTTTGCATCGCGCCAATCATCGCCAACATCCAAGCTATACAGCAAACCAAACCAGCGCGGATTGTCTGTTGCTTCGCCTGTCAGCATATTTTCAAGCATTTGCATATCTTCAAAAAACTTAGTGTCTTTTGTAAACGATGCCGTTGTGATGTATATACGCAATGGGTTTTTCCGAGCAACCATGCCTGAGTGCAAAACCTCAATGGCGTTTCTGTCCACAATTTGCGCGGCTTCGTCAATGATGGCGCAAGATGGGTTCATGCCATCGCCAGACTTTTTTGTGTCCCGACTTAACGCTTTGAATTTGGTTTGACTGTCGCCTGTCTTGTTAATCTGGTTTCTATGCACTGTGTAAAGCTGTGCAACATCATGCGGCATATTTTCCACAAAGCCTTTGGCGGCATCAAACACAATTGATGCTTGCTCGCGTGTGGTTGCTAAGGTGTAAACCTCTGCGCCAGCTTCGCCCCAGTTCAACTCATACAAAGCAATTGCGGCTGTCAGCGTGGACTTTCCTGCCTTGCGCGGAATGAAGACGATAACGTCTGTGACCATGCGGAACAATGGGTCTTTTTTACTTCTGAAGCCATATATGGCGCAGATAATAAATATCTGAAATGGTTCAAGAATTAGCGCACGACCCGCGTCCGGACCCTTTGTATGCATCAGCGTAGAAGCAAATTCCAGAAAATGCTCAACATACCCAACATGGAATTCATACGCCCACGCACGATCTTCCAATTGGTTTAAAAACCGCTGACAAGCTAACCGAACATTGCGGCAAACTGGAATTCTGCCTTTAGCAACATCCACGGCATACATGATGCCATCTTCATAGTTCATTGTGGTCCGGCAAGCAACTTGGAGTATTTCCCGCCCTCTTGCTTATTGGTCGCCAATCGACCTCTTGGCGTTAACCCCAATTCGTTCATCAACACAATTGCCCGACTTAACGCTTTGTCGCCAGCAGTCAGAAAAGGATTCAACCCAACAGTTGCGCCATTATTAAATTGCGTAATGATGCCGCCCTTAGCCACGCCTTTCATGCACCTGATGTAAATATCCATCTGGTTAGCCAAAGCCGCCAAAACGTGTTTATCTTGGTCTGAACCAATGCCGTAGGTTTCCCACAAAAAATCAGATGTTTCGGTAATAAACGCATCTTTGTTCCATGCGTCTGGATTGTCTAGCCATTCAGCTTTTGGCACACGTTTGCGCACATTGTCTGGAAGCGCACCGCCTTTATGCGCGGATTTTGTCCCATGAACCAAATGCAGTTCGGCTGGAAGTCTGTTAACCATTTTTTTCCTTGCGTCTAGGGAATTCCCTTTTTTTGAATCATACCTTTTTTGTTAACCCCCCGCATTTGAACTTAGTTTGCGGGAGTTTGCAACCTCCGTAAAAGTGGAAGATCGCAGTCATTTAGTTGATGTA